CCAGCCCATAGGACTCCTTTCTGTTACCACGTGGGTAAAAAAAAGCCCCCCCCCCTAGACGGCCGGGGGGGGCGCAGGGAAACTAGAAGTGATCTAGAAGTGATCAATCAGGGAAGGAGTCGAGAACACAGGGAGCGGCCGAATGCACTTACAATCGAAGAACATATCGGACACGAACTGAGGTTCATCCTGAACGGCAAGAACACGCTCAAACGGCGGAGCTTCCTCGATAAACGTTCGGGAAAGCGTCGGCTGCGAAGTGAAATGCTGCGCAAGGTGCCAGTAGTCGAGACTCTGAGGATCAGACGAACGAAGCTTACCGGAGATGATGCTAGGAAAATAGCGATACTCGGCAAACCTCTCCTGATATCCGAAGACATCATCAGCGTCCGCATCACAATAAAGCTCACGGGAATAGACGGGCTGCTCACCAAGGTGCGCAAACTCGGGCCAATACTCATCCAGCCGATTGAACTTAAGCCACTGACGATTAACGCCATCCTGATAAGTATAATCAGGGCAATAGACGCACGCGAGAACGAGAATAATGCAATGCTCAACGGCAGAGTACTGCCAGCGAACCGCACCAACGGACTTAGCCACGGCGGCAAGATTGCCCTGAGCGCTCTGCTCAGTAGAGCCGGAAGTTTGAGCAACAGAATTAACCATGAAATCGACCGAACCGCCGCCGATGTACTCAGGGCGCTGCAACCGGAAATCGGGACTCTGTACGCCAAAATGGGCAAGCAAAGAGGAGATATAGCGACTACCAGAACGGGCGTCTCGCTCAAGCAGATGCTGAACGGCGAAAGCTTCACGAAGCGCATTAATCGTGAACTGTCCAGCTTCGGTCAAATCGGCATACATGCCGGATGCGACACTACCTTTCTGAACGAGACGAAGACGACCAGCGGCATCAGTAATTGCAGCGCTACCGTTGCGCTGAATAACATTAACCGAAGCAGCACCACCAGTTACGGATATCTTGTTAAGCTCTCCGACAGTAGTAGGCGGAAGAGACGAGAAATTAAACTCAAGATTGGAGCCGTTGCCCCAAACCGGGGCGGTACCAGTCAGACTAACACCAGCAGCAGGGCCTTTCTGAACCCAAGGAAGTGCAGAGGTAAAATAGTCCTTACGCTTCCCACGCTTCTGAAGCTGATAGAGACTCAAAGAGTCTCCAGTATCACCCTTAGGGACAGTAAGCTCATCTACGAGGTTCTCATCACGAAACCACTCATTAAAAGTGAGATTAAGCGCACGGAAAGGCAGGGCATCAACATCGTATTTGTTCACACCGGAGGGCTGCGGCAGACCGAAGTAATCGCAAACCGGATTCCAACTAGCGCGAGTGATCTCAAGAGTCGGCTTGCGCGTGTGAGTAGTGCCGAGCTTTCCGTTATGACTTCCTGTGATATAGTCTTCCCAATTGTCCCAAACTAGGCGATTCGGAATCGCGAACGCGAAATACGAAATACGCACGTTGTCCATGAAAGGAACAATCGGCGTAGTCATGCGTGTAAGCTGTTTAATCGTACACTGCCAACTATCGCCGGGGAGGGCATTGGTAACCATCACCGGGATCAGATAACCACCATCAAAGGTGGTCTTATGCGAATGGCTCAAGTCGAACTTACTGCGAGGGATATCAACCGACGCAACAGTAGCAAAATGACCGTTGTACTTAGGAGAAGAAGTGTTCATGGTTAAAGCCTGATTCCACCACGGCTCATGCCGGGATTAGAGTTGAGAGGGTGAGGACGGGACGCGGTCTTGGCAAAGATGCGCTTACTTTTCCGTCTGCTGATTTTCCGGCGCTTCATTAGAGGACTCCTGATTTTCAATTTCGGTTTTCTTCATCCAAGGGGAATAGTCCTCCTTGCGGACGGACTCCATAGCTTCGGCGAGAGTCATACCCTCGGGAAGCTCAAGCTGCTCAACCATCTCGTTAATCTGTTCGAGACGCGAATAGGCCTCCTGAAGATCAGAGGGGATGAGATCGCAGTCATAGACCTGCGGGCGCGTACGCCACGCCATCATTTCCTCAAGGTTACCCGCGTACCGGGTAAGGATGGACTGCACGGAGGTGCCTTCGGCTTCCTCCTCATGGCACATGTCACCTTCGGAACGGGGCACCGGACAAACAATGGCGGGCCGCGGGCGGTTTTCATAGTTGAGCAGAACGCGCATGGCTTTAGCCCTTCAGATCAGTAAGGGGAATAGTATCGACACTCACGGGATCGCCGAAGTCAACCGTGACAACGCAAAGATTCCAATCATCGGGAAACATGGCGATAGCTGTCTCAGGGTGATGGGCGATGTCAGCACGGAGATTCTGAAGAATCTGCTCCTTAGACTGATAAAGGCCAATCGGGATATTCCAATCAGCATCCTTCTTGTTGAGCAGCACAGCGGTGTAGTACTTTTTCATGATTTACCTTTCTTGATGTGTTGTTTCCACGTGGAAACGTGACATAGATTATCACATCTTCTTCTTCTTGTAAAGGCGCCGCTTCAACTTTGAGAGATTTTCTTTCTGCACCATCTCAGCATGCACCAACTGGCGGCGGTACTCGGCGAGGACTTCCATATCATGTGAATCGGGGAGTTTGAGGAAGGACGCGAGGCCCTGAATATCAGCACCGGGGAGCGCCTGACAACTAACCTCTCCATGATCATCACAGATGAGGACTCCGAAGTTGTCAGACATGGCGAAATCATACCGGAGCTGCTTTAACTGCTCATATTCAACCGGGAACCAGCGCTGCAGCAAATCAAAGTAGTACTCAGGGATTCGAAGCTTTATCTCCTTGTTGTCGGGGTGCGGTATGTAGCCGTGCCGCAGCTGCGCATGATGATCAAGCACCCATTGGGCACCGATAGCACCTTCCTGACCATTGGAGAGCGGAATGTTTCGGCTGCTGCAGACGAAGGACGGGAGGCGGTCCCCATCGTTGTTATGATCCTTCTTCTGGTACCGGGCAACATATCCAGCAGACTTGTGCGTGGCGGAACCAACCGGACAATAACCACGCTTCCAAATCTTTTGCAGGAAAACGGACGTATAAACCGGAAGACCGGAGTAACTGATATGGTGAAAGACCATGTCGGTGGGCTTCCAGCCAAGCAGCAGAACATGATAATGCGGCCGACCTTTCTCCGTGCCATACTCACCGCACGCGAAATAGGCGCGGATACGTCCAAGACCATGATACTCAAGCTGCCGTCTCAGATCCTTCAAGAACAATTGCAGGTCTCTCTTACAGAGGTTGTAGCCGGCCGGCAGATGCTTCTTGTCATAGGTCAACGTAACGAAACAACTATCCTTGCAGTAAGATGCTTCGTGCATAGCACGGGTGGCCCACTGGGACGCGTTGTTTACTCGGCAAGCAATGCACTTGCCACATGGAACAGACACCGGGCGAGATTCGCCCGATGGCTTACGAAACTTCAAACCTTGACCATCAACGAGCCAGGCAAGTTTACGATGGTAACAGATCGCCATAACCTAAGTATATCATTTACAAAGCCCAATGTCACGGGCTTTGTGTCAGTCGGTGGAATTAAATCAAGACTTCGGAACCGACCGGACACATGGTGTCCGCCCTTCGGGTGACAGATCGTGTTTCCACATGGAAACACACGCTAGTTGCGAAAGACGGGCTCGGGGGCAGTGAGCTAAAGCTCACTACCCCCGACCCGTTGTGAGAGCGAACAGCCTAATTAGGCGGTTTGCATTTTGGAGAGCATTCCTTGGGACGCTACGCTTTCCGCGTCATTTTCTCCGTACATGCTGCATCCGGCTAATTATGCTTTCGCTTGGGCGTGCCGTCATGCTTCACGCGTATCATCGGGACGGCACGCTCATGGATCGCGCGAGGGGGGGCGGACGGCGGAACGATGTAAGTCTCGCCGCCGACAGTGACTTCCCGGGGGCCAGCAACCTTCGGCACAGTCTGCACGGGGCCGTGCGCGCGAAAGAAATCGCCGAGCAGCTGCGTGCCGTTCTCCCATGCTTCACGGGCCGCATCGACAACGCCATCCTTGCCGCGCTCGAGGAAGTCGATCCCGGCCCGCACTCCGCTGGAGGGCTGCGTCCTAAGAGAGAGCATACGTTCATACTGGTCGGGGTGCCGATGCCAATAGGCAAGCTCCATAGCTTCTTTCTCTAGCTGGAGCTTGCCCCTTGCTGCAGCCGTAGCGGTATTGTCCGTTCCAGCGCGCAAAGAATCAACCTGAGCGGCAATTTGCTGGCGCTGCAATTGACGATCCACCCCTTTACCAAGATGACCGGACGCACTATTAACCTGATCGCCGAGAGCAGCCCAAGAGGCATCGGGATTAGTGAGGTCCACGGAAGGTGCAGCGGGCGCAGCAGCGCCGCCACCATTAGCGGAGAGAATGGGATTAAGACCTGCTGCGCGTAGATCTACAACTTCACGCTGGTGCGCGGTATTAGCCAACTCGATCTGCTTATCATACATATCGTGTTGGTTCTGCAAATTCATCTCGTTAATCTTCCGGGCGGAATTGGCAGAAATGGAATTACCGAGATAGGAAGCGCCGAGCGTAGCGCCAGCTCCAATAAGACTCGCAATCATACTAGCTCCTAGACATAACGATGAAATCCAGTGTTACCCATCTGCGTACGCGTGAGCATGGGCGCAGCAGCGGCAGAATTACCAGTAGGCAGAGACACCTTGTGACGAGATGTCCCGGAAGCATACTTCTGCACGTTCGAAAGGGCACGATCCTTGCTTTTAAGACCCCCCTTCAACTTGCGACCAGCATGAAGAGCATCCGAGACAACAGAAACACCGGGGACCGGAGCATAGATCAGATGACCGAGCCACGATCCTTTTTTACCAGTAAGATACTCCTTACTGAAGGCACGCTTCGCGTTTTTCTTAATGGACTTTTTGATTTTCTTAAAAGTCTTTCTAAACCAGCCCATAGGACTCCTTTCTGTTACCACGTGGGTAAAAAAAAGCCCCCCCCCTAGACGGCCGGGGGGGGCGCAGGGAAACTAGAAGT